ACGCAATATACCACTTATGGGGATGAGCACCCCCTCCACTTGCTTACCTAAGGCAAGGCATCCTCCCCTCAAAGGGGCAGGAGGTCAACCCAGCGCAACACTCAGTGTCGCGCTGCGCCAATGGTACTTCTCAGTAATGAGAAGTTTTGACCCTGCACTTTCAGAACATGCCCCGTCAGGGGCTGGGTTCAAAAACGCAGGGCTCCGTAGTTTCCGTGCGAAATAAGCTAGGTTGTCTCTTCTATCTTCGGTCTTTTGGACCTTCGATATTGTGACAGCCGAGCGAACACGTACGGAATCAGTATTTGGACTAGCCCAGACATAACCCTCTTTAATAAAGTATTCATCATACTCTACTAGGGGGCCGGTGCCGGGGCTTCTCGTACCAAATACGCGGCGGGATCGCTCTCGTACGAGCTTAGCAGCGACCTGAAACTCCTCTCGGAGATTAAGGCGTATGCCAGCACGAACAAGGCGATTATGCAGACGAACGTAGTCATGAGGTCCGCGGCAGACATCTTTTTGATAACAAGGAGTAACTTCCTCTGCATCAAAATAATGCTTGCCACAAGACTCATAAAAACGAGAACCTGCAAAATATGACTTATCGTCATTAACAGTGAAGCCAGCCCAGCTCAGAACTTCGAGCACGGACTGACAGTCTCTGTTATCGACAATAAGATCATCGCCGTATACGGAAACATCATGTTGCGCGACCGCGGAACACAAGGCGTAAAATATTAACGATTCGAGTTCAAAAGTAAAGGCATTGCCCATACTCGAGAATTTTGAAAGGTAGTAATTACGCTTCCTGTATTCTGTGAAAGCACAACGTACCGAGTCGAGCATTTCAAACCACTTAGGTGGTAGAAGAAGCTTAACAAGGTTGATGCAAAGCGTATCACTCGCAGAGCTCAAGTCAATGGTTGAGAAGCCATCGAATTGTGCACGTCGAGCGAGACCTTGGTTGATCGTCTGGTCACCAAGGTCGACGCCGAAGCGCTTAAGTCGCTGTCTCATATATCTGCCTATGCCTTGCTGAATATAACTATTCAGTGTCGGCTCAGCTGCTATAGGACGGTCAGTCTTAGCGTTCTTGGGAACCATCACCATGCGGTTTGCTCTCACAATTTTTAAATTGCGAAAGGGACCGACGAGCGATGCCAAATAGCGATCACCGGCTAAAAGCCGGCAAGCCATTGGTATCGCATCGAAAGTGACGGATGGTCGACGTGATTTCTCGGAATGCGTGCTACCTCGACGTAAGTCGTAGGTGGCACCTTTTCCGAACCGGCACAACTCTGCAATGCTCTCAATGTTTACGGGACCCAGTATCTGGTCGACTTTGCGCTTCGCTATCACTATGATAGACGGCGTGACGCTAAAATTATGCGTCATCGATTCAGAGGAAAGTCTCCGATTAGTATTGAAGCACTGCATCTCGGATTTCAACCAAGTAGCCAGCGCATTCGACTTAGGATTAATGCCCTTAACCTTTAACCCTTTCCACTTTCGTAGAAAGGAGAGGTAGGCATAGTCCTTTTTGAATGCTAGGGCAGAGCTGTACGTATTTGGGTTAATATCGCCTTTGATATAATCACTAGCGGTATTAAGATCCAAACTCGGTTGTAACGTGCTTTGCAAAGATCGAATAACTTCGACCTCGACACTCGAGGAGTGCTGCAAGTCCTTCATCACTGAGCCTCACGGCTTAGGAAATGTAGGTGAGGTTCTCGACGCAGTTAATGATTTGCGAATCATTAAGCGCCAAGTACATCATCTTCCGGATATCTTTCCGGTTTTGAAGGGATGCACGCTCGGGCATGACCATGTCAGTATATGACCGCGTTACGTAACTCACAGTCGGTGCAGGGGCAATACCCGAAACAGTGTTATTAGACACTGTCTCGAGGATCGGCTCATGCAATTCGACCCGAGCTCGGAACGAACGACCATCTGACGAGGCCTTCCCGTTCGGGGCAGGCGGGCGCTTCAAGTCGATGGACAATTTCCAAAAGCCAATTGCATTGGCCTGGGATTGATCCTCGAACCAAAAGACGCCGTTCTTGTCCCGACCGATCGGTACGAAGGTGTGATTCACAGGTGTTCCCTGTGCGTCCGCAAGGACGATGTTGGAAGCCATTTCTGGTCTCTTTCCATGTGCGCCGCTCTAAGAGCGACTTTGGTTTAACCTATGGGCCGAAAGCCAATAGGTCTGTTAACGCCTACCAAGGAACTGCCCCAAGAGGGCAGCCGCCGAGAGTAAGCGAGACGAACCTAAATCCACTTGGAACTGTGGTAGATAGGGTGCGGGATAGGCACTCAAGATAGTCCTTTTGAATCTTATACCTTCAAACTTCCCAGTTTTGAACTGGGTGCCTGTAGGATAATTTACATAGAGATATCTATAGTTAATATCACCGCTAAACACCGCAAGATCAGACCGGTAGCCGGCCTTAAACTTGTTCGCGTATTGCAAATAGGTTTCCATATTTCGTAGGTAACCACCTACATTTAGGAACCAATCGAATACAAACGAATAAGGTGTTAATTCCCAGGCGATCCCGATTGGATTCAGTGTTGACCACCTAGCGGGGTCCCATTGGTCGGTATAGATCTGAACACCTAGAGTGGTAGACAGCTTAACTTTTAAGTTACGCATATCTTTCTGCTCTAAGTAGTCAGTACCATACCACCATGGGATTGCCACGTTCGGTGTAACATACACTGTTCCTCGGGCTTGGTAACGCTGCAAACGATTGATGACTGTCCGAAGACTTTCATCAGCGGCACCAAACAGAGTACTCAATAAGGGCTTAACCCCGTAAGTGTACTCCAACCACGCGTTAGACATCGCGCGCGCGACTCCGAACTTTCTTTTGAAGAAGGTCCGGGTATAGTCGACAACGCGATCACTAACTTTCAGCATTTGACGCGTTTTGTGAGCCTCGGCGAGGTCTATAGAAACATCTAAGTTTCCACGGACCCCATCGTGATTTTCACCTTTCGCATCCGTCCAACCCGAATTCAACTTTTCCAAAGCCTTTTCATAGGATTTGTTATAGTCGAGTACGGGACTGAATGTTACTGAATGTGGAGTGGTGCCCAGCGCTGGTCCCCAAATCCTTTGATATCCTCCCGAGATATTTCTAGTATCGACCACTGAAGCAGTGATACGATCATAGTAATATTCCCAGGGATGGTCAATCTTAGGTTTCTGGACCTTACCACGGTAACCTCCTATTTGTTCGAATAAGACATGTTCACTTGAGCTCGAGGCGTACTGCGTTATCGAAGGTGGTACATTATTTTGATATACCTCCTTCCATATAACGCCGCCTGGTTGCTTCCAGTAGACTTGCTGATTTTGAAGCATATAGGTTTCCAATCCTGGTGGTTACACATTTGCAAGTGAAGCTGGGGTGCTAAACACCCATAACTCCAAATGCACACACTTTCACAAGTGCGTGGCGTAGGAAGTTAAATCCTATTCCCCCCTAGGGTACGTACAAGGTCGCGCAAATCCGACTTCAAAGACCTTAAATCGGTCGATGAAAACTTGTCAAGCTCACCTTTGGTATGAGGTACAGTCTCGAAAGACGTACCTCGATCCTCAAGTGATTTGAGAAGTAATTCGATCTCAGTAATGAGAATCGTCTTGGTCAGAGCGTCGTCCATAGTATATACTCCTAGAGAGGGTTTGGGGACTAACGAACACTACGTGCGTTTAGGCTGTTTAGGCCTAAACAGGTACCTGGGAACCGCCCATCAGAAAAGAGAGCAAGCTCGAGAAACGAGCCCTCTCTTCCGAATAGGATGGCTGGGCAAATCGGCCTCGTTAGAGGTCAACTGCTCCCAGGGCAGAGTGGTCCTTCTTCGTTGAGTTCAGCATATATAGTGAACCCAAACAACGGACTTCCCTGTATTGAGGTTAAAGTAAGTGAATGCGCGTGTTTTAAACTTCGACCCGTTCTCACGAATGGATTGTTGTACAAACAACGCAAACTCGTACAGTTCCTCAAGTACACGATATTCGCTGCAAGTGATCATGTCATCGTAATCCTTCCCGAGGATTACGCTGTTCCATGCGCTCTTGACGTGGCGAACATCGGTTTCGAACACTTCGGCTAGCTTTAAAACTACCTTCTGAACATTTATGTCAGAGACATATCTGTCAGAGTCGGCAGCAAATAAAATGCTAGATTCGAAGTTAACGTTCGAAATGGATGAAAAGTTACGCATTTAGGTTCCTTATATAGTTGAACAAAACGGAGGGAGGACCACA